GTACTCCGTGTCGCCCGGGAACCACGATCAGGAGCAGCGCGGTCGCATGGACAAGCCGCTGACGCGGGCCGTGCGCGAGGTGTTCGGCGAGGCGCCGCACGCGCTCGCGATCGAGCGGGACGGCCGGCGGATCGCGATGTACCACTACGGCCCGCACTCCTGGGGGTCCAGCAAAGGCGGCGCAGGGCAAGCACGCCGGCCGGATCCGCGAGGCGAACGGCGGGACGATGGAGATGGACCTGCTGCTCCACGGGCACTCGCACTGCGCGAAGGGCGTCGTGGTGCGGAAGGTTGGCGCCGAGGTGCCGGCCGTGGACATGGGAGTCGAGGGCTGGGACTATGCGCCGGCCTCCCTCGACGAGATCCTGGCGCGCGTGAAGAGGGTACGGACATGAAAGTGCGATGCCTGCGCGACGACGTGCTGGAGGACCTCCGGAAGAACGAGCAGCGGCACCTGGCCGCGTACGAGAAGGCGTTCGCCGGCTACCGCGAGGCGGTGAAGCGCTGGGCGTCCGACCTCGCCATGGCGGCAGCGTCCGGCGGCGAGTTCGAGGCGTCGACGCGCTGCCCGCATCAGCGGCCGGTGTCGCGGGCCGACGAATACCGCCGCGTGATCGCGCGGCTCGCGGCGAGCGTGGACGATGAGATCGAGCTCGAGGAGAGCGAGTTCGACTGCTACGTGCTCGACGAGTGGGACTGGAAGCCGGGCGTGCTGGACGTCTTCCGCTCGTACGACGGGCTCCACCGATGAGGGCGCAGCTCGCGGCTGCCGCGATCGCGCTCGTGGCGTCGTTCGTGGCGATGGTGCTCCTGCGCCAGGAGGTCCGGCTCGATGTCGAGGATGCGCGCCCACCGAAGGCGAGCGCGTTCCGGCACGTGCGCACGTTCCAGCTGGATGCGGCCGAGTACCTGCGCTGGGACTCCGGCCGCGCGCTCGCCGCGACGCCGCGCGGGACGCTCGTCACCAGCGCCGGCGGGGAGTTCGTCGAGTTCGACCTCGAGGGCCGCGTGCTGCGCCGGTTCGACCCGACGGACGGCTGGGCGGCGGACTTCCCGGGCGAGATCCCGCGCGTGGCCGACTACCTCGAGCCGTTCGACGGCGGGCCGACGATGGTCACGGCGTACGACGCCTACGGCGTGGCCGGCACCGACTACGACGCGCTCTTCCTCGCCGGGCTCGGGGCGACGCACCTGGGACCGCGGGCGCACGACACGGACCACCCGCACCACTCGATGGCGTGGGTCGGGGGTCTCTGCGAGGTGCCGGAGCCGTGGCGGACGCGGCTCGGCTTCGACTACGCGGCGTCGGGCGGCGAGCCGGAGGGCGGCGGGTCGAAGCACACCTCCGCCGGGCCGGCGCTGACGCTCTTCGACGCCGAGGCGCCGGGGTCGGCCGAGGTCGTGGTGTACCACCCGCCATCGCGGCCGGCGCGCGTGGGCTACTCGCGCTGCGCGACGCCGCGCATGGACCACTGCTCGACCTCGACCTGGGAGGACGTCGTCTGGCTCGAGGACGTCGTGCTCTTGTTCGGCACGGCGTGCGACTCGACCTCGTTCTACTCGGACGAGGACTGCGGCGGGGCGTGCTGCGAGAACAAGGGCCAGGTGTGCCACGGGCGCTACGTGGCCTCGGCGCTGCTGTTCAACCCGGCGGAGCTGGGGCGGCGCGATCCGGGCGCGGTCGAGCCGTACGCCGTGCTCGAGATGCCGTGGATGAGCCGGTGCCAGCCAGGCGTCGGCGGGGCCGCCGAGATGGGAGGGCTGATCTACGTCGTGGAGCGGCGCGAGGGCGCCGTCCCGACGGTGCACGTGATCGCGCGAACGTGATACGATGGCGCGGCTGAGCCCGGACGGGCGCCGGCCGACAACCAGGGGGAAACAGATGATCTTCGACTTCGGGCAGATCGCCCAGAACGCGCACATGCTCTTCGCGCTGGTCGCCATGTGGACGATCGGCGTCGTGCTCAAGAACCGCGTCGAGCGGTTCGACCACAACCGCTGGATGTGGGCCGTCCAGGTCCTCGGCGGGCTGCTCGCGTCGTTCGCCATGAACCCGGGGGAGTTCGACCTCTCCTCGGTGTACCGGGCGCTCGAGCTGACCGTGCTCGCCATGGGCGGCCACGCGATCGCGAAGGGCGTCAGCAACGCGGCGGCCGGCGAGCGCGGGTCCGCGCGGCGCGGCGCCATGCTCGGGCTGCTCATGCTGGGGATCGCGGGCGGGGCCGGGTGCGCCATGCTCGGGGCCGCCGGGCACCAGGCGCGCGAGCTCGTGACCGTGCCGTCGATCGTGCAGGCGTGGCCGGGCGTCGAGGCGGACGTGCTGCGCGGCGTGAACGACGCCGTCGAGGACGGCGATCTCACGCTGCAGGCCGGCAACGCCGAGGTGGCGCGCACGCAGGAGTGGGACGAGGCGATGGCGCTGCGCGACCGCGACTTCATCGTCGTGCTCCGGGCCGCCGACTGGGCGCGGTTCGAGGCGCTCGCGGGGCGCGGCATCCAGGACCGGCTCGAGGACGGCGAGGTCGGGCCCGGCGTGGCCGCGTCCCTGGCCGAGCGGGTCGAGCAGTTCGACCGGGCGCTGGCGGCCCTCGCGGGCGAGCCGAGCGACCCGGACGAGGAGTAGGGGCTCCGCGCGGAGGGGGAAGTACCCGCCGGGGTTCCGCGCGGAGGCGCGACCTCCGCCCCGGCGGGCCATCACTCAACGGCACGGGAGGAAGCATGAACTGGACGCAGCTGTTCGAGGAGTTTCTGGGGGGTCTCGGCGTGGGGGCCGAGGAGAAGCGGCAGGCGCTGGCGACGTACGCGGCCGAGCGGGCCGACCACCTGTCCCTGCTCGTGGCCGAGCCGGGCTTCGAGGAGGCCGTGAAGGCCGAGGCGGACAACGTGGCGCTCGAGGCCGGCATCCTGGCGGCCGAGCTCGGGGACGAGATCAACCGCGGGATCGTGGCCGCCATCGGCGGGGCGCTGGGGCTGGTGGCCCGGGCGCTCGCGAAGGCGGCGTAAGGGCCCAGGCGGGGCGGGCGCGCAAGGTAGTGCACGAGGTGGTGCAGCCCTGCGCGTCCGTAACCCGTTCTGGCTCAAGGGCTTCTCTACTACTCTACTCTACTTTACTTTTTTAGGGGGGATATAGGAGAGATAGTAAGGGCGGCACTTCGCCGGGCCCTCGCGCGCACGCACTTTTTCTCCTGGTGACTGCCGAAAAAAGTAGAGTAGAGTAGAGTAGTGGAGAAGCCCTTGCGGGACAACGCGTTACGCGGAGGGGCACGTGCACTACCTTCGAAGCAGCCCTCGAGGTAGAGTATGATCCGTCCGAGCCGAGGGTGGGGCCCCGCGCGTAGGCCGGAGCCCGCCACGCTGTTTGCCGGGCCGCTCGACGGCGTCGAGGTCGACGTAGACCTGGATGTGCTCGCCGCGACGCTCGCCACGCCCGACGGGCCGGTCCGCTACGTGCGCACCATCGTCGACGACGCCGCCGGCCGCGCCGTGTTCGTCGACGCGCGCGTGGCCAACCCCGCGGCTCTCGACCGGAGGCTTCGCTGATGGCTCTGCTGCACAAGTCCTTCCAGGCGCCTCCGACGCCGCTCACCGACGAGCGCAAGGCGGAGTTCTGCGCGCTGCTGCTCCAGCACGGAAACGTGGCGACGTGCTGCGCCCTGGTCGGCATCTCGACGACCACGCTCTACCGGCACAAGGAGAAAGACCCGGAGTTCGCGGCCGCCTTTGAAGAGGCGCGCGAGCGCTGGCGCGACACGCTACGGACCGAGGCCGTGCGCCGCGGGCGCGACGGCGTGCTTCGCGACGTCCGCTTCCAGGGCGAGGTCGTCGGGCAAGAAAGGGTGTACAGCGACCGCCTTCTCGAGGTATCCTTGAAGGCGAACTGCCCGGAGCACCGCGAGAGCGTCCACGTGGACGCCACCATCGCCGGCACCGTGGGCGTGCTGCTCGTGACCGGCACCGCGGCGGACGCCGCTGCCTGGCGCGACGCGGCCAACAGTCGACGCGTCGAGGCGTCGCACAGAGAGGAAGATGACCGTGGCGGAACAGCCGAGTGAGTGGGGCGAGCATGACGCGCGCCGGTGGCCCGGCGGCGCCGTGGGCGAGCAGGGCCGGAAGTTCGACGCCGGCAAGCCGCGCATGGACCTCATCCCCGGCGTCGCCTTGACGCAGCTAGGTGCTGTGCTCGAGTATGGGGCGCGGAAGTACGACGAGGACAACTGGAAGCGGCACGAGCTCGCGGACGGCGCCAAGCGGCACTACGGTGCGCTGCTGCGCCACCTCGTCGCCTACAAGGACGGCGAGGCGCTCGACCCCGAGTCTGGGCTGCACCACCTGGCTCACGCACTGGCGAACGTCGTCTTCGTGCTGTGGGCCGAGAACGAGCGCGCCGCGATGCCGACGCGCGCGAGAGAGGTGACGACGCCATGACCTGGAACGAGCGACTCAAGGCGCTGCGCGAGATGGGCTACCACCTGGAGGCGTCCGCCCTGCGCGTCACCGACTTCTACCTGCGCAACGTGCCTGGAGGGACGCTGTGCGAGGCGCACGCCCCGCTCGTCGCGATCGACCGGCTGATCGAGCTGCGCTGCCGCGTGACGGCACTCGGCGGGTCGATGCGCGTCGCCAACCGGTACCCGGACTACCCGCTGCGCGTCGACGTCAACGTCGCGGGCGAGGGCGCCTGTGGCGACCTCTCCTACGCGGAGGGGTTCGTCGCGCTGCGCGAGGGCGAGCCGACCCACCTCGCCAACGCCCGCATCCAGGGCGACTGCCTCGTGTTCGAGGGCCGTCGCGTGCCGCTGTCCAAGTTCCGCGTCCGGGTGCGCCTCGAGGAGATCCTGGACATGGTGCCGACGAAGACCACGCCGGTTGTGTCCGGAGGCTTCGAGACCGAGCACCCCGAGATCATCGCCGCGATCCTCACGGCAGGCAAGCCATGATCCGCGCCGTGCTGACGATCGCGGCCGGCGCCGCGCGCGAGCGGGCCAAGGCGCTGCCGCCGAGCGACGGCCCGGACCTGCGCGTCGAGGGCGCCATGGTGATGAGCGGCTCGCAGTGCATCGTCGAGGCGGCGAGCGAGGGCGAGGCGGAGCGGGCTGTCGCCGGCATCCGCGAACTGTGGGACGACGCGAGGGCCGAGGCGCTGTGGGATCTCGGCGACCACCTGGATGCGCTCAGGGACGGCGGCCTCGACAAGCACGACGCCCCGCCGGCGCCGCCTCGCGCGCGACCCGGGACGTGCGTGGACTGCGGCACGGTTCACGGCGTGGACTGCGCCACCAGTCGCTGCGCCGACTGCGCCAGGGAGGCGCGCGCCCACGGCGGGCTGCCCGCTGGAGAGCGAGGTGGGGCGTGATGCGGCTCTTCCTCGCGCTCCGGACCGCCGTTGCGGCCGTCCTGCTCTCGCGAGTCGTGGGGGCCGCGGCTCAGGCGTACCCCGCCGAGCGGAGGAGGAAGACATGACAGCGCAGAAGTGCCCGGTGTGCGACGGCGACGGGCTCGTGCCCGCACGCCGGTACGACCCGGTGCAGCAGCCGGCCGACGTCGCGGACGAGCGGCCGCGCGTCTCGTGCCGCGGCTGCGGCGGGACGGGCGTCGTTCCGCTCCAGCCGCCCTACCCGCTGACGCCGGCTCCGTGGGGCTGGCCGCCGCCCGGGACGCCGCCGTGGCAGCCGCTCACGCCGTGGTACGAGGGCCCGTCGGTGTGGCCGCCCCAGACCTGGTGCGGAGGCTGGTGATGGCCGACTACTGCGCGCAGTGCGCGAAGGCGCTGGGCTTCGAGGGCGAGCGCGATCTCGCCGGGCTCTGCGGCGAGGGCGAGACGGCGAGCGTGATCTGCGAGGGCTGCGGCTTCACGTACGTTGACCGCGAGGGACGATGCACCGGCGGCTGCGACGGCGAGTGGCCGACAGGCGAGCCACACAAGGAGGACGCGTGAGAGTCGTGAACGCAGTGCGCGACCCCGGCGACGAGCACCGCTGGGTCGACCGCCAGCAGCTGATGGCGGCCGGAATCAGCCCGGAGGCGCCGGGCGTGCTCGAAGTGCGCGGAGACCGCTTCCGCGTCGACCTCAAGCTGTGGGACATCCTGCGCACCGTGCGCTGACAGCGCAGCCCTGCGCGGGTAGTACCGCAGGGAGGGCGTCATGGGTTGGTTCGTGGCGGTGCTCGTGCCGCTGGTCTACTCGTTCCTGGACTTCTTCTGGTGGATGCGTTGATCGAGTGGCGCGACGAAGACGGCACGCTCGCGGCCTACGGCAAGGACGCCGCGGGCCGCGAGGTCCGCGCCATCTGGGCGCCGCAGGCCGGCTCGCAGCAGACGTTCCTCGAGTCGCCGGTCTTCGAGACGCTGTACGAGGGCACGCGCGGCAACGGCAAGACCGACGCGCTCCTCATGGACTTCGGCCAGCACGTCGGCCGGGGGTACGGGGCCGAGTGGCGCGGCGTCCTCTTCCGCCGCACGTACCCGGAGCTCGACGACGTCATCAAGAAGTCGCTCAAGTGGTTCCCGCGCATCTGGCCGCGCGCGCGGTAACCACTTGCGCCGCAGCCTGAGTGGGAGTGGCCGACCGGCGAGACGCTCGTCTTCCGGTTCATGAAGACCTCGCGCGACTACATCAGCTACCACGGCCACGCCTACCCGTGGATCGGCTTCGAGGAGCTCACCAACTGGCCGGCCGACGACGTCTACCGCGTCATGATGTCGTGCTCGCGATCCACCGTCGTCGGCATGCCGCGCAAGTACCGCTCGACCTGCAACCCGTACGGCAAGGGGCACAACTGGGTGAAGGCGCGCTGGCGCCTGCCGATCCTGCCGGGCCACACCGTCGGCCCGATCATCGTGGACGCGGAGACCGGGCTCGCGCGCGTGGCGGTGCACGGCGACATGCGCGAGAACGTGGCGCTCATGCGCGCGGAGCCGGACTACACGAGCAAGATCACGATGGCGGCGCGCAGCCAGGGCGAGCGCGAGGCCTGGCTCGCCGGGTCGTGGGACATCGTGTCGGGCGGCATGTGCGACGATCTCTGGTCCCCGCGCCACCACGTCGTGCCGGACCTCCCGCTCGACCGCCTGCCGGCCGGCTGGCGCGTGGACCGCTCGTACGACCACGGCTCGAGCAAGCCGTTCTCGGTGGGGTGGTGGGCCGAGTCGAACGGCGAGCCCTGGGTCGCGCCGGACGGCCGCGTCGTGGGCCCGGTGAAGGGCGACCTCGTGCGCGTGGCGGAGTGGTACGGCTGGAGCGGCAACCCGAACCAGGGGCTCCGCATGGCGCCCAAGGACATCGCGCGCGGCATCCTGGACCGGGAGCGCGCGTGGGGGATGGCGGCCCGCGTGCGCCCGGGCCCGGCCGACGGCTCGATCTTCGACGCGCACGACGACCCCGACAAGACGGTGGCCGGGGACATGGCGACCGTCGGGGTAAGATGGGAGCCCGCCGACAGGTCCGCCGGCTCGCGCAAGAACGGCTGGGAGCGGGTGAGGCAGCTGCTGACGGACGCCGTCCCGCGCGACGGCAAGCGCGAGGGCCCGGGGCTGTTCGCGTGTGAGCGGTGCGAGCAGTTCCGTCGGCTCGTGCCGTCGACCCCGCGCGACGAGAGGGACCCGGACGACGTGGACACCGACAGCGAGGACCACTTGCTCGACGAGGTGCGGTACCGCACGCGCGCGCTCCGCAAGAGCGTCGGCATCGGGAGGTTCAAGTGAGCAGCGGCAAGAAGGATCCGAGCGACCCGAGCGTCACGTCCGCCGCCTACGACGCCATGGCGCCCCGCTGGGCGAAGATGAACGCGCTGCTCGGCGGGACCGAGGCGATGCGCGCGGCCGGCGAGGAGTTCCTGCCGCGCCACCAGGAGGAGTCCGACGACGCGTACGCCGAGCGCCTGGCGTGCGCCGTGCTGTTCAACCAGACGGCGCGCACGCTCGAGTCCATGGTGGGTCGACCGTTCTCGGACCCGGTGCGCGTGGACGGCGTGACCGAGCAGGTGGCCGAGTGGCTCAGCGACATCGACCTGCAGGGCAACGACGTCGGCGTGTTCGCGCGCGGGTGGTTCCGCTCTGGGCTCGCGAAGGCGTTCGCGCACGTGCTGGTCGAGATGCCGCGGCCGACGCCGCGCGTCGACGGCGGGCCGCTCACGCTCGAGGACGAGCGCGCCCAGAACCTGCGCCCGTACTGGGTCGCGGTCGAGCCGGAGAACCTGATCGCGGCGCGCGTCGAGCTCGTCGGCGGCGTCGAGCAGGTGGTGCACGCGCGCATCCGCGAGACGGTCATGCTGCCGGACGGCTTCGCCGAGCGTTCGGTCGACCGCATCCGCGTGCTCGAGCCCGGGCGCGTCGAGATCTGGGAGTACCGCCAGGCGGAGCGCTCGCGCCGCTGGGCGTGGGTCAAGGTGGAGGAGTTCCAGACCGGCCTCGGCCGCGTGCCGCTCGTGACGTTCTACGCGAGCCGCGAGGGCGCGATGCTCGGGCAGCCGCCGCTGATCGACCTCGCGGACCTGAACATCGCGCACTGGCAGAGCCAGTCCGACCAGCGCGCCGTGCTCACGGTCGCGCGCTTCCCGATCCTCGCCGGGGCCGGCGTGCCGGACGACGCGCCGCTGAAGGTCGGCCCGTTCCTGAGCCTGACGACGTCCGACCCGCAGGGCAAGTTCTACTACGTGGAGCACACCGGCGCCGCGATCGAGTCGGGGCGCCTGGACCTGCGCGACCTCGAGGATCGCATGGCCGACTTCGGCGCGCAGTTCCTGCGCAAGCAGCCGGGCAACGTGACGGCGACGGCCCGCGCGCTCGACTCGGCGGAGGCGACCTCGCCCCTGCAGGACGCGGCGGTGCGGTTTGAGGACGCGCTCAACCAGGCGCTCGCCCTGACTCACGAGTGGATGAAGCTCGAGCCGGGCGACGCGCGCCTGTCCATCTCGACGGACTTCGGTCCCGAGGACCCGGACGGCTCCGGCATGGATGCCGTCACGAAGGCGCGCGAGCTCGGCGACATCAGCCGCGCGGCGTACCTCGAGGAGCTGAAGCGGCGCGGCGCTCTCGCGGACGACTTCGACCCGGAGGAGGACGCCGAGCGGCGCGAGGAGGAGTCGGCCGAGATGCCGACCGGCGAGCCGACGGTGCCGACCGACGAGGACGAGGAGACGCCGCCCGAGGACGACGAGGAAGAGGACGGCGATGACGCGCCGGCCGAGTAAGGTCCGGCTCAGCTTCGCCGACATCCGCGTGGTGACGCTCGCCGAGATGCCGGAGGGGTTCGAGAACGCGCGCGCCACGTACGACCAGGACAACAAGCTCATCGAGGTCGTGCGCGCCGCCGCGCGCGGCCCCGAGGGCGCGAGCCTCATCCTGCACGAGCTCGTGCACGCGATGCTCGGCATGGACGGGCTCGACGACCGGCTCGGCGCGAAGCTCGAGGAGGACGTCGCGGTGTCGCTCGGGCACCAGCTGGCCGAACTCATCCGCCGCAACCCGGGCCTCATCGCCTGGCTGCAGCAGGAGCTGAAGCGGTGAGGGCGTTCCATCTCGCGCACAACTACGACCTGCTCGGCCAGCCGGGCGGCGTCGACCTCGCGCCGTACGACGTGATCGTGGCGAACCCGGCCGCACTCTGGGCGCACCGTCGCCGCGCGACCGTGCTCCGCGACGACCAGCTGGTGCTCGCGTCGTTCGACGCGCAGGCGCCGAGCATGGCCGGGTCGGACTACTACGCGCGCCTGCGCGCGGCCGTCCCCTGCGCGGGGATGCTCTGGGACTTTCGCAAGGCGGAGGCCGGACGTCTCCTGGCGCTGTGGATCGACGCGAACCTGCGCGACGAGTGGGGCGGCGTGTACCTCGACATGCTCACGGCGGAGCTGCCGGCGTGGCGCCACGGACTCGCGCCGGCCGCCGAGCTCGAGTCGCTCATCGCGGCGTGGCCCGACTTCCGCGGCGAGCTCGTGGACGAGCTCAGGCGGCGCGGGCGCGTCGCCCTTGGCAACACGGCCGGCTGGATCAGTCCGGAGCTCTCGGGCGTCTGCATCGAGGCGAAGTCGCTGTCGGCGCTCACGCTAGCGCGCTTCGTCGTGCAGTGGGCGATCTCGCGCCCGCCGCGCGTCAACGTGAACTGGTACGGCGCCGGGCTCGGCCCGTTCGCCGCGGCCGGCGAGGTGCGCGATGGCGCGTAGCGACATGACGCTGCGCGTGACGCGCGTCGTCTGGGAGGGGCTGCTGCTCGGCGTCGTCCTGACAGCCGGGTGTCACGAGCGCTGGATCGGCGCGGAGGAGTACCTCGCGGCGCGGTGGCCGGTGGGGCTGTCGTGAGCACCGCCAACGAGCGGCACCTGGACGCCACAATCCGCCACGCCGTCGAGGTGCAGCGGTTCCGCCGCGGCGAGGCGCGCGAGGTGGCGGACATCCTGTCGCGCGCGGACCAGGACCTCGTGCGCAAGCTGCGCCGGCGCATCGGGCCCAGGTTCGACAACACGCGCATCAAGGCGCTGCTCGACGACCTGTACGTCGCGCGCGGCGCCACCTTCGAGCGGATCCGCAAGAAGGTCCGCGACGAGCTGCTCGAGTTCTCCGACGCGGAGGCGCGCCTCGAGGCGGAGGCCATGCGCCGCTCGGTCGGCGTGTCGTTCGATCTCGCGGCCGTGCCGATGTCCGCGCTGCGCAAGGTGCTCTACACGCGCGCCTTCTCTGGGCGGACGATGGACCAGTGGTTCCGCGACCTGCGTCAGGCGGACCGACTCGCCGTGTCGAAGGCGATCCAGCAGGGCGTGGCCCAGGGCGAGGGCGTCGACGGGATCGTGCGCCGCGTGGCCGGCACCAAGGCGCGCGGGTACACGGACGGGGCGCTCGCCATGGGGCGCCGCCGCGCCGAGACCGTGGTGCGCAGCGCCGTGAACCACGCGCACAACTCCGCGCGCGAAGAGGTGTGGCAGGCCAACGCCGACGTCGTGGCGTACGTGAAGGCTGTCGCCACGCTCGACGGGCGCACGTCCCCGGTGTGCCGCGCCATCGACGGGGCGCTCGACCCCGTGGGCGACAGGCCTCTGCCGAAGGGCGCGAAGGCGCTGAACGGCCGGCGCCCGCCCTTCCACCCGAACTGCCGCACGACGACGGTGGCCGTGCTCGACGGCGAGGGCGTCGCGGGCCGGCGCCCGTACGTGCTCGACGCGCGCGACCCCGGCAAGCGCGCCGCAGACTTCGCCGCCGAGGCGCGCAAGACGGGCAGGCCGATCGCGGACGTGCGCTCCGCCTGGGCGGACAGGCACGTCGGGACCGTGCCGGCCGACACGACCTTCGGGCAGTGGATCAAGCGGCAGAGCGCCGCCGACCAGGACGCCGTGCTCGGCAAGACGCGGGGCGCGCTCTTGCGGCGCGGCGGGCTCACGGTCGAGCAGTACGTCGACCGCAAGGGCGACGAGCTGACGATCTCGGCGCTGCGTGGCCGGTACCCTGACGCCTTCGCGAAGGCCAACCTCAAGTAGAATGGCGATAACGGCCGGGCGGCGCGAGGCCGCGCCGGCGCGCTCCTCACAGCCGCGTGACGCGGCACATGGAGAAGACCATGTTCGACTTCAGCAAGAACGCCAAGGTCGCGAGCCTCGACGCCGTGCCCGAGCAGTTCCGCCTGTTCTACAAGCAGACCGACGACGGCTTCGCGCTCGACCTCGAGACGCCGGTCGTGAAGACCGCCGTCGAGGTGATCTCCGGCATGAGCAAGGCGCTCGGCGCCGCGCGCACGGAGGCGGCAGAGGCGAAGCGCGGGCGCGTGGACCTGGCGCCGCTGTCCGAGTTCGGCGCCACGCCCGAGGAGATCGCGGCGGCGGTGCGCGACCGCCTGACGGCCGCGGCCGGCGCGCCGAAGGCCGACATCGAGAAGGTGAAGGCGGACCTGGCGAAGGCGCACGCGTCCGAGACCGAGAAGTACTCGGCCCGGACGAAGGCGCTCGAGTCGCAGCTGTACCAGCTGCTCGTGGAGAACGCGGCGCGCGCTGCGATCGCCGAGCACAAGGGCGACGCGGACCTCCTCATGCCGTTCGTGCGCGAGCGCGTCGTGGTGCGCGAGGACGGAGGGAAGTTCAGCGTCGTCGTCGTGGACGAGGGCAAGAACATCCGCTACTCCGGCGTCACGGGGCAGGAGATGAACATCAAGGACCTCGTGGGCGAGATGAAGAGCCAGCCGCGCTACGGGCGCCTGTTCGACTCCGGCGCCCCGGCGGGCGGCGGCACGCCCCCGGCGGCGCCCGGCGGGCGGCCCGCGCCCCAGGGCGGGCCGGACAACCGGACGTCCACGCAGAAGATCGCGGACGGGCTGCGCAAGGGCCTGGTGTCCAAGGCCTAGCACAAAACGCGAGCGGGGCCCGGAGGTGGGCCCCGCTCGTGGTAGTATCTGCGTTCGAGGGCAGGCACCGGTCGCGGCGTGACGCCAGACCGCCCGGGTGATCCGGCGACAGCCAGCCGAACCCACATCACCCAACCCAAGCAAGAGGTGCCAGCACTCATGGCTTCCGTGACTCTCGCCGAGTCCGCCAAGCTCGCGCAGAACGAGCTCGTGGCCGGCGTCATCGAGGACGTCATCACCGTCAGCAAGATGTTCGAGGTCACGCCGTTCGACGGGATCGACGGCAACGCGCTCGCCTACAACCGCGAGAACGTGCTGGGCGACGTGCAGGTCGCAGGCGTGGGCGACGCCGTGACGGCGAAGGCCGCCGCGACGTTCACGCAGGTGACGTCGAACCTGACCACGATCATCGGCGACGCCGAGGTCAACGGTCTCATCCAGGCGACGCGCTCCGGCGACGGCAACGACCAGACGGCCGTGCAGATCGCGTCGAAGGCGAAGTCCTGTGGCCGGAACTGGATGAACCAGTTCATCAACGGCACGGGCGCCGCGAACCAGTTCTCCGGCCTCATCAACCTCTGCGCCGCGTCGCAGAAGGTGGCGACCGGCGCGAACGGCGGCGCGCTCTCGTTCGCGTTCCTGGACGAGCTGCTCGATCTCGTGGTCGACAAGGACGGCATGGTCGACTACATCACCTCGCACGCGCGCACGCTGCGCAGCTACTTCGCGCTGCTCCGCGCGCTGGGCGGCGCCGGCATCGGCGACGTCGTGATGCTGCCGTCCGGGGCGAAGGTCCCGGCGTACCGCGAAACGCCCTGGTTCCGGAACGACTACATCCCGGTCAACCAGACCAAGGGTGCCGGGTCGAACCAGACCACGGTCTTCGCGGGCACGCTGGACGACGGCTCGCGGCAGCACGGCATCGCCGGCCTCACGGCCGAGAAGATGGCGGGCATCCAGGTCGTGGACGTCGGCGAGTCCGAGGACTACGACGAGCACATCTACCGCGTGAAGTGGTACTCGGGCCTCGCGCTCTTCTCCGAGAAGGGCCTGGCCTGCGCGGACGGCATCACGAACTAGCCCGTCCCACCGCCGACACGCGTTCCGTGCGCCGGGGCTCCTCTCGCGGGGCCCCGGCGCCAACCGACGACCTGGCACGAGAGGAGTCCGAAGACCATGGGCATCTACCGCGTCGAGATCCCGGCCACCGCTCCGGGGCCGCACAAGGCGAAGGCGCTGATCGTGAGCGCCGCCGACGCCACGAACGCGAAGGAGATCTGCAAGGCGTACTGGGACGGCGACAGCTCTCCCGCCTGGGACGCCGCCACCGCGACGCTCTGCGCGGACGTCGCCGCCAGCGCCGACGACGCGCTGGTGGGCTGGCGCTTCCGCATCGTCGTGACCAGCCCCGCCGGGGCGATCGTGGCCGACGTCGAGAAGACGGCGGACGCGACCGACGACAACATCGACGAGATCGGCACGGCGCTCGCCACGCTGCTCAACGCGACGGCGTCGATCGCGAACGCGGCCTACGTCACGGCGACGCAGGTGCTGACGATCGCGACGGGCTCGGGCGGCGACGACCTCGGCGACCACACCGTCGACATCTACATCCGCCCGCCGGCGACGAACGACGGCGCGGACAACTGCAACGTGCCGGGCTTCATCGCGTCCGGCCCGACGCACGAGGGCGCGGCGACGGACCCGCTCAACGTCACCTTCGCGGCCGACTCCTACGTCGTGCCGACCATCCTGGCCGCGTACCAGGGCGTCGCGTGATGCACATGCGGCGCATGCTGGTGCTCCACGGCGCCTTCGCCGGGCAGACCGTGCTCCTGCAGGGTCTGCAGTTCGTGCGTGGGCAGGTGGAGCTCGAGGGGAACGAGGTCGAGCTCGCGAACGTCGAGCGCTACTACTCGCGCTGCTACCAGGCGCGGTTCGAGGAGGCGGGCGATGGCCAGCGTGATCTTCCGCCCGACCCCGCGAGTGAGCCACACGCGGAGGTTCGAGGCGAGGTTCAGCCCGACGGGGGAGGGGATCCCGCGGGTGACGCCGATCCCGGCGAAGGAGCTGCTGGAGCCGAGGCCGGGCCCGAGGGGCTGGCGCCCGAGGGGGACGGACTGGGCGCCGCGGAACCCGTGAATGGCCGGAGCGAAGCGTAAGTCGGCCCGTCAGGTGCGGTACCTGCTGTCGGCGGCGAGCCCGCTCTCGCCGCGGCAGCGGGGCAAGCTGAAGCGCGAACTGCACAGCGGCGCCGTGAAGGTCGCGCGGCGCCGTCGGAGGAAGTGATGGCGAACGTCTTCAAGCGCGCGGCGTCGAAGGTGGCGGCCAACGCGCGCGCCATTCGTCGCGCAGGCGAGCCGACCAAGGTGAACCAGGCGGCGATGCCCGCCCCGGGTTTCGGCGGTCTGGCCGGTGTGACCCGCGCGGCGGCGAGGAGCGCGGCGGCGAGGACGGGCATCTCGGTCGCCAGTCTGAAGGCGGCCGCGAAGTCGGACAGCTGGACGCGAAGGCTGCTCCAGATGTCGCAGAACGCGATCAACTCGTCGCGCGGCAAGCCGGCCGTCTCCGTGGGCACCAAGCGCACGGCCGGATTCTTCCGTGATCGCGACGCGCTGCTCGAGGCGGGCAAGAAAGTCGCCCGCCGAGCGAAGAAGTCCGGAGGTCGATGATGGCGAACCCAGTCAACCCGATCGGCGGCCCCCGCCAGAAGCTCGTGCGCGTCGTGACGGCGAGCGGCTACTCGACGGGCGACGCGAACAAGCTCGCGCGCGAGGCGTTCGGCGCCCCGCCCGCGAAGTCGAAGATGCCGGACCCGCGCGCGAAGCTGAAGGCGCTGCTGCGCAAGGTCGGCGTCAACATCAAGTAGTCCGGAGGGCGTCGTGGCGTCTCGTCGCAAGAAGATCGACCCGAAGGATGCGACCCTGAAGATGGGGACGGTCGAGTTCGGCGGAGGCGCCGTGTCGAAGGTGGGCGTGCGGCTCGCGCTGGCGCGCGCCGCGAAGATGCTGCCCGCGAAGGGCGCGGTTCGCGGCGGGGCTGCCGCCGCGGCCGCCTTCAACAAGGCGAAGGGGCTCCAGGCGGACCCGATCGCGAAGAGCTTCGAGAAGGCGATCCAGGGAGCGCGCGACCCGAAGGTGCGCCGCGCGCTCGAGCTCCGACACCGCGCGCGCTTCGGCGGGACGAAGACGCAGATGGGGCGCGAGGCGTACGAGGAGGAGGCCGGGCGCCTGATGGCGAGCTCGCGTGGCGTGACGGCTCGCGCGCTCCGCGGACGCGGCCGCCTCTCCCCGGGCGCCAAGGCGAACGCCGCCAAGGTGCGCGCCGCGGCGAAGGCCTTGCACGGCCGCATGGCCGCCGCGTCGAAGCGGGCGGGCGGCAAGATCGGCGAGACGTTCGACAACGTCTCTGGTCTGCGCGCGCGTCTCGCGCGCCTCGAGAGGAACGCCGGCAAGTTCGAGGTCAACAGCAACCTCGAGCGCGGGCGCCAGAAGGCGATGGCGCTCGTGCGCGAGCAGCTCAAGAAGATGGGAGGCTGACCGGTGGACAACGTCTTCAAGCGCCTCAAGTCCCGCGTCCAGGCGAACGCGGCCCGGATCCGGGCGTCGGGTGAACCGAAGAAGACGAAGCTCGGCATGATGCCTGTGGACCCCAGCGGCATCGGCGGGGCGAAGGCCGCAGCGCAGGCGCTGCCGACGATCATCGCGCGCGGCGGCAAGGTCCTCAACGTCATGAAGCGCTCGCCATATCTCGCGAAGGCGCGCCAGTTGGTGGCGGCCGACATGAAGGCATCGCGCGCCGCGCATCGAGCAGCCGGCAACCGCGTGATCGGGAGCAGGTCCATCGACGCCGCCAGGGCGCGCGATCTGAAGATGGCGGACGAGTTCGAGCGCGCTGCCAAGAACATCTTCGGCCTGGGCAGCAAGGCCGCCCGGGCGAAGAAGGCGAGACTGCTCCGCGAGGCGGCGAAGCTGCGCGGCGGAAAGTAAGCACACACGTCAGCGAGGAGGCAGGCGCCATGCTGGTTCGCAACGCAGTCAACAAGATGGTGGAGGCGAGCCGCAAGGCGCGCCCCGCGACCGACGGCAACAAGAACACCTTCGCGAAGGCGCGGCGCCACCAGGCGAGCGCGATGACCGCCGCCACGGCGAAGGTCGTCGACGCGACGCTGCGCGGGCCGGACGGAGGGAAGGCGTGATGGCCAACGTCTTCAAGCGCCTCAAGTCGCGCGTCCAGGCCAACGCCGCGCGCATTCGGGCCTCCGGCGAGCCGCGCAAGACGAAGCTCGGCATGATGCCGATGGATCCCAGCGGCATCGGCGGCGCGAAGGCCGCCGCCGGCGCGGTGACGCGCATCGCCGCGAACATCCGCCAGGCGCGCATGCTCATGCGCGGCAGGGTGGCGGCGCCCGTCGCGTCGCGCAACGCCATCGCGCGCGAGGCCGCGCGGATGCTCGAGACGCAGAAGGCGTATCGGCCCACGACGGCGTCTGTGGACCTGGCGAAGAAGGATCCGGTGGGGTTCGAGATGTTCAAGGCCTCGCGACTGCGCAACGCGGTCGAGGCCGCCAAGCGCAAGAAGCTCGGTGACCCGAAGACCCTCGCGGCGCGTCGTGCCTCCTGGGACAAGCTTACGGGGGCGCAGAAGGCGCTCGCGCGCCGCGCCGGCGGCGGGCGGCCGAGGAAGTGATGCGCGCTCTTGTTCTCGCGGTCGCTGTCGCCGGCTGCGCGATGTCGCCGACCTCGCTGTCGGCGCCGCGCGCGGCCGGCGGCCCCAACCTCGCCATCACGTCCCCGCCGCACAACGCCTGGGTCGTGCGGGACAAGCCGTTCCCGCTGTCGGGCATCAAGCAGACGCACCCGGAAGACCCGGGGCAGGCGATCGCCTTGCAGTGGGCCGACGGCCCCGATGGCCCGTGGACGCTCTGCACGCTTGTCGGATCCCCGACGCCGGGGCCGGTCGAGTGCGCCGCGTGGTGCTACACCGTGCAGGGGACCGAGTTCGAGCTGGAGGCCGTCGTTGTGCACGTGGCCAACAAGTGGGTGCGCGCGGCTGTGTACCTGGACCAGGGCGCGACCGGCTCGCCCATCGACTCCAGCGGCCCCATCCTCTGGCGGCTGCGCAGCGAGGGCGGCGACCTCGGCCCGCGCTAGGAGCCCCCGTTGAGCAGCTACCTCAAGTTCGACGGGCTCCAGGACGGCGCGACCGCGGCGGTGTTCGCGGGCGTTCCCAGCGACAACATCGTCCTGCGCCTCCTCGTCCGCTTCATCGAGCTGCCCACCACCAAGGCGCCGGTCGTCGTCCTCAACAACGCGTCCGGGCAGACGGTGCTCGGACTCTGGGTGCTCGCCGCGCCTGCTGCGGCGACTGACCGCGGCAAGCGGCTGGCGGTGTGCTGGCGTGGCGACAACGGCGGCGCGCAGGAGTATCGGCTCGCCGAGATCGACACCGGCTCCGGTCCGATCCGAGCGGGCGTCGTCTACAACATCGAGGTCGTCGCCTCCTACGCGGACGACGGCGTGTCCGTCGGCGTCGACGGCGTGCGCGTGGCCACCGCGGGCTTCGGCGCCGCGAGCGGGTGGGTCGCCACCGACGCGCTCTACGCGTACCTCGGCGGAACCGTCGGCACCTACAACGGCTCGTCGACCATCCTGCGTGCGTGCCACATGGACTTGATCCAGGTGTCCATCGACCTCGACGCCACGCTCACGACGTCGGGCGGGTTCCCGGACGTGCACGCGGACATCGACCCCTTCGACGACCTGCTCACCATCGAGAACAACCTCCCGGGCGGCGCCGTCTGGAACCTCAACGACGGCAGCGGCACGACCGCGGCCGACTCGTCCGGCAACGGCGTCGACCTCGACCTGACCGGACTTAGCAGCAGCCCCGCGTGGGCGCCGGCCGCGGACCCCGCGGTGACGCCGGGCTCGGCGTCGTGGACGTTCGGCTCAATCGAGGGCTACGGGTGCCGCGCGGGCTCGACCGTCGTGCCGATGCCGGCCTACCCGTACGCGGGCGAGACGGCGGGCGAACTTCGCCTTGCGCCGATGGCGCGCAACTGGACCGAGGACGGCGAGGCGCTCGACCAATGGGGGCTGACCACCAACCTGACGGCGGCGACCGCCGGGCAGGTGTGGTCATCGCGGCGCGCGCTCCACGCGGACGGCTCGACGTCCCAGACCAACTCGGCCGACCTGCCCGTCGCGGGCGGAGTCGGCGACGAGGTGTGGTGGGTGCGCTTTCGGTTCTACGACCCGGGCGGGACGTCGTCCACGCGCCTCCAGCGCTGTCTGCTCGCCACTGGCACCAATACGCTCATGTACGGCGCGGGCTTCATGGGCTCGGTGTCGACGTCGTTCTACGTCACGACCGTCCAGGGAGCCTCGACGACGAACGTCGCCAGCTCCGTCCCGGTGTCGGCTGGCTGGCACGAGGTCCTCGTCTACGCCGAGCAGAGCAACACCGGCGGCAACACCACGGTCCGCATCTACATCGACGGGTCGCTGGAGAGGACGGAGACAGGCTCGTTCTCGCGCCCGACGCGCGCGGCCATCCGCCAGAACGGGCAGTCGGCCTCCAGCAACGACGCGTGGTACGACCAGATCGAGGTGGGTTACCAGCGCGTTACGACGGTCGACGCCGAGTTCGCCGGGCTCGTCGAGCCGACCGGGAGCGTCGCGCTACCTGTGCTCCAGCCTGCCTCCGGGGTGCGGTACTATCGGGGCGTCACGATCGACATGGAGGACGCGGGCGCCACCTCGCTCGAGGTGGGCGACCTGGCGCTCACGTTCCGCCACTCGCCCGACGATGGCGCCACCTGGTCGTCGCCGGCCGCCCTCACGGACGCGAACCTGCGCGCCGTGGCGTGCGCCGGCAACGGCAAGGACCGGCTCGAGATCACGCCGGAGTTCGACGCGGGGATGGACGGCATGGGGTCGGCGGCGCTGCGCGGCGTGACCGTGCTCTTCGAACCGGCGACGCGCGTTCGGCTCGCAGACGAGGAGGCGCGCGTGCACCGAATGGAGGCGGCGTAGCATGGCCAGTCAGGGCGATCGGCTCACGCGCAAGGTCGGCGAGGCCGTCCTCGTCGAGTTCGACATCTCGGTCGCGGGCGAGGTGCAGACCGGGCTGTCGCCGGTCGTCACCGTCTACGACGAGGCCGACGCGTCGTTCTCGACGCCGACGGTATCCGAGCCGATCGCCGGGTTGTACCGGGCGTCGTTCACGCCGGACGCCGCCGGTACCTGGCACGTCTTCATCGAGGAGTCGACGGTCCCCGTCGAGGAGTGGCGCGCGTTCCACGTGGCCGCCGCCGTCGCCGGAGACACGCTGGCGGCGATCGAGACCGACACGCAGGACATCCAGTCGCGCCTCCCGGCGACGCTGTCCTCCGGGCGCATGCGCTCCCAGGTGGAGGCGATCGACGCCGGCGCGGTCACCGCCGCCGCCATCGCCACGGACGCGATCGACGCCGACGCGCTGGCCGCCTCCGCCGTGACGGAGATCGCCGCCGGGCTCAACGACCTCTCGGCGCAGGAGGTGCGCGACGCGATGAAGCTGGCGCCGACCGCCGGCGCGCCCGCCGCCGGGTCGGTCGACGAGCACCTGGACACGATCGAGTCGCGCGTGGACGTGGCCACCTCGACGCGCGCCGCGCCCGGCGACGCCATGGATCTCGTGACGGACGCCGTCGACGCGGCGGCCGTGGCGGCCGGCGGCGCCTCCGAGATCGCCTCGGCGGTCGACACGACGCTGTCCGGCGCGCACGGCGCCGGGTCGTGGGCGACGGCCACCGGTTTCGCCGTGCCCGGCGATCAGATGAACCTGGTCGACGGCGCCGTGACGAGCGCCAAGTTCGCCGCGGCCGCCATCACGGCCGCCGTCATCGCGACCGACGCCATCGGCGCCGCCGAGCTCGCCGCGGACGCCGTGGCCGAGATCGCCGCCGCGGTGGCCGGTGCGCTCAACGACCTGACCGCCCAGGAGGTGCGCGACGCCATGAAGCTCGCCCCGACGGCGGGCGCGCCGGCCGCCGGCTCCGTGGACGCGCACCTCGACACGATCGAGGCGGACACGGCGGCCATGGAGCCGCTCGTCTCCGGCAACCTCGACGCGGCCGTGTCCACGCGCGCCGTCCCGGGCGACGCCATGGACCTCGTGACGGACGCCGTCGACGCGAACGCCGTGGCCGCGAGCGGCGTGACCGAGATCCAGAGCGGCCTGGCGACCGCCGCGGCCGTGTCCGCCGTGGCGTCGGCCATCGCGGCGCTGAACGACGTGTCGACCGCGGACCTCGCGGCGGCGA